ATTTATCAAGGACGGAGATACAGCCGTTCAGATTATCCCTATGCTAAAAGAGTATTTAGAAATCAATGTCAAGAACGATGAACAACTTGTTAAGTTGGCAACAATCGTTCAAAGAATTACAGCAGCAGAAAAAAGAATATCAGATAACGGAGATGAGTATGGCTTGTCGGAATCAGAAAAGGAACAATTAATGAATGCAATTGAATCTGATGTTCAAGAGTTACAAATTAAGAAAGATGAAATAGATAGTTCTATCAAAAGAGATAATTAATGAGCATACAATTTAGAGAGGTCGAGGTTAAAGACGTTTATACCGCTCAAAATAATAATGAAAATAACTATTCAATTATTGGTAGTTTCGTAGAAACTAGTATTGCTAAAGATGAGAATAGAGATATTATTTTTAAACCATTAGACCCAAATAATTTTCAATTACCGGTTAGACACGAAATAGTTTTGGGTTGTAGAATTGATGGTGTACATTATTATTCTAGTAAGGTTAGTAAACTAAATAGTCCAATAGCATCACCAGAACCTTATGTTAGTAGTTTTTTATCAGATACACCCGGTGATGAACCAACAGAGTATGGTAGTTATTTTAGACTTAACCCTTCCGGTTCAAAAAGTTTAATACCTTTTGAGGGTGATACAATTATACAGGGTAGATTTGGAAATTCAATTCGTTTAGGTAGTAATCAATATAGTGATTATGATATTGATGAAAACAAATTAAATAATGATTTAGAACATACTAACTCACCGAATATAAAGTTAGTGTCCGGAATATCTAACTATCCAGTAGATGATGAAGGAAAAGATTTAAGAGATGCTTATTTAGAAAATATGTCTACTGAACTAAGTTCAATATATTTAACGACAAATGAATCAACAAATATAGAGACTTATAAATTTGAAGAAAATATTTACTCAGGAAGTCCAAATGTAATTATTCAGTCAGATAGAATTGTATTTAATGCAAAAAACAAAATACACTTTTGGTCATCTAATATAAATTTGGGTGATAGTTTTTTAAATTTAAATTTTGGTAATGAAACAAACCTAGAACCTATGGTATTAGGTAATACATTAAAAACTTTATTAAAAGATATATTAGATATAATTGAAAATACAATAATTGGTGCTGGTAATACAACATTAGCAGCTCCTTATAAAAATAAATTTACAGAAGTTAGACAAACATTAGAAGATGAAGATGATGGAATTTTAAGTAAGTTTGCAAAAATTAGAGGTAACAAAAATGATGATGAGGTATAATAATGAATAAAAATAAGTTAAGAAATATAATTGAATTAGTTGTTCGCAAAGAAGTCAAAAAACAACTGAGTGAGATATTTATTAATGAAGAAAAAGAAATTAGTTTAGCAGAAACAATTTCACAACCTAAACCAAAAAAAGTTATCAACAAACCTAACAAACAATATTCAAAAAACCCAGCGTTAAATGAAGTATTGAACAACACCAAACCATTGGGGTCATCACAGACAGATGAATATCCTACATTAGGAGGTGGTGTACTAGGTAGTGATAATATGGCAGATGTATTGGGTTATGGAGATTTAGGTAGAGGTCAGAATAAAGAGAAAGCAAGAGAAATGGCAGCAGTTGATTCAATCAAGAAAGCAGGTGTAAGTGTAGACCAAGTGCCAGAAGATGTTCAAAACGCATTAACTCGTGATTATTCTGGGTTGATGAAAGCAATAAATAACAAGAAAAAAGGTGAAAGTGGATTTAGACCATAATGGCAAATGTAAGAGAAATAGATAGAGATGAAAACATTTATGTTGGTATAGAGTTTCCTTTAGACCACAATGAAACTGGTTTTTTTCGTAAAACAAAAACTATTAGACAACAAGTAAAATCAAATATAAGAAATTTAATTTTGACTCAAAAAGGAGAAAGAATTTTTCAACCAAACTTTGGCTCAAATTTAAAAAAATTATTATTTACACAGATAACACCAGAAAGTTTAAAAAGTTTAGAAGATGATATCAGACAATCATTGTCAACTTGGTTGCCTTATGTTAATGTAAATAACTTATTAATATTTCAAGACGATAGAAATCCAAATCAAGTTTTAATTACATTAGAGTATTCAACCGAGGTTGAACCAGAAGCACTTGACACTATATCGTTCGAGATTGGAGCAGGAGAATAAAATGGCCGTTGATTATAATACAAACAGAAAAGCAATTAAAAAAGAAGTTAGTTATTTAGGTAGAGACTTTTCAGACATAAGACAAAATCTTATTGAGTTTGCAAAAACTTATTTCCCAAATCAATACAATGACTTCAATGAATCATCACCAGGTATGATGTTTGTTGAAATGGCATCTTATGTTGGTGATGTAATGAATTATTATGTTGACAATCAATATAAAGAAACTTTATTGAACTATGCCGAAGAGAAAAAAAATGTTTATAACATTGCACAAGCCTATGGATATAAACCAAAAACGGCAACACCAGCATTAACAGAAATTACGGTATCTCAAACAGTCCCTGCTAAGGATTTAGGTGGTGGGGAATATGAACCAGATTTAGATTATGCTGGTGTCGTATCAAGAAATGCAGTTGTAGCAACCGATACTGGTGTTGAATTTACAATTCCAGAAGAGGTGGATTTTAGAGCAACATCTGCACTTGACCCAAGAGATGAAATATTATTTATAACATCATCAGCAGGAGTTCCACAAAACTATAAATTAAGAAAAAGAGTTAATTGTATTTCTGGAACGACAATTGATGAAACATTTTCATTTAATAGTCCTAAAAAATTTGATAAAGTAACTTTGGGAAGAGATAATGTAACAGAGATTGTTTCAATAGTTGATTCTAACAATAATACTTGGTATGAAGTTCCTTTTCTAGCACAAGACACTATTTTTGAAACGATAGAAAATTCATCTTTAAATGACCCAACATATACCCAATATCAATCTGACACTCCTTATATGTTAAGATTAATTAAATCTACTAGAAGATTTACAACAAGAGTTACTGATAATGATAGACTGGAAATAAGATTTGGTGCAGGAGTTAGTCAAAACGCAGACGAAGTTTTAATTCCTAATCCGGATAATGTTGGTTCTGCATTAGGTCTTGGTATATCAAGACTAGATGAGTCATTTGACCCATCAAACTTTTTAAAAACAGGAACTTATGGTTTAGCACCTTCCAATACAAGTTTGACAGTAACTTATCGTTATGGTGGTGGTATAGAACATAATGTTAGAGCAAACTCTATTACTCGTCCAAAGAGTGTAACATTTACAATTGATGATGGTAATTTAGATTCTGATAATGTTACTGAAGCTGAGGATAGTTTAGAGTTTACCAATTTTAGTCCTGCAAGAGGTGGTAGTTCAGGTGAAACAATTAGTGAAGTTAGAGAAAATGCATTAGCATACTTTAACGCACAAAATCGTGCAGTAACTAGACAAGATTACTTAACACGAGTTTATTCATTACCACAGAAATTTGGAAATATAGCAAAAGCATACATTACAAAAGATACACAATTAATTGAGAGTGATAGTAATCAAATAGAAGAAGTTGAAAATCCGTTCTCTATGAACCTATACTTATTAGGTTATGATTCAAATAAAAACTTATCAACTTTAAATGAAGCAGTAAAACAAAATTTAAAAATGTATTTATCTCAATACAGATTATTAACAGACGCAATAACAATGAAAAATGCATATGTGATAAATATTGGTGTTAGATTTTCAATAGTAACACAAAGAGGATTTAATAAGAGTGAAGTGTTATTTAATTGTATACAGGTTGTAAAAAATCATTTTAATATATCAAACTGGCAAATTAATCAACCAATAATATTAAGTGATATCGCATATAAAATATCAACTGTTGACGGAGTCGCAAGTGTTGTTCCACCAGTAGAAAACAATCCTAACAATGAAATAGTATTGATAGAAGGTAAGTTTGACACTGAAAGTGGATATAGTGGTAATGTTTATGATTTAAATTCCGCACTTAAAAATGGTGTCATTTATCCATCATTAGACCCAAGTATTTTTGAAGTTAGATATCCTAACCAAGATATTATTGGTAGAGTAGTGGGAGACTTATAATGCATTATTTTATATTTGGAGATAAGGACGCAACAATATATTCAGGTGGGACTACATCATCTATTAATACTGGTGCTGATGAAATCTTAGAAGTTAATAAAACTGTAAACCAAAATGGTTCAGTTGCAAATGTTTCAAGAGTATTGATACAATTTGATTATACAGATATTTCATCATCAATACAACAGGGTAAAATTCCATCAACCGCAAAATATTATTTAAACTTATATGATGCCGGTTCAGAAGAATTATTAAGAACTCAAAATTTATTTGCATATATGGTAAGTGGTAGTGAGTGGACAGAGGGTAATGGTAAACTTGACCACGACCCAGTTACTACTGACGGAGTAAGTTATCAATATAGAAATCAAGATGAAACTACACCTTGGGTAACGGGTTCAGTATTGACAGACGGAGGTGCTTGGTGGACAGGAAGTATTGATGCTCAATACGAAGTTAGTTCATCAACATCACTTACAAAGGCAACCCAAGATGTAAGAATTGATATTACAGACTTAGTTAGTAATCACATATATTCCGCATCATCATATCCTAACAGAGGGTTATTAGTTAAAAGAGAATCACTCTTAACAGGTTCAAGAGATTTTTCATTTAATCCTGGAAGTGATACAACAAAAGATGAAAGTAGTTCAACGAGATTAGGAAACTTAAAATTCTTCTCAACAGAAACTCATACAATTTATCCACCTAAGTTAGAGGTGGTTTGGGACGATAGTTCTTGGTCAACCGGAAGTCTATCCGCACTAAGTTCAACGGATTTAGAAAGATTAAAAGTATATTTTAAAAACCTAAGACCAGAATATAAAGAAGATTCAAAAGTAAAGTTCAGAATAGTTGGAAGAGAGTTATATCCTACTACGGACTTTGCAACAACACCAGCAGAATTAGATGTAAAATATTTACCAAGTGCATCAGCGTTTTACTCGGTTCTTGACGCAGATACAGAAGAAGTAATTGTTCCATTTGGGACAGGTTCGAAAATCAGTAGTGATTCATCAGGTAATTATTTTAATTTGTGGATGAATGGATTTCAAGCAGAAAGAAGTTATCGTTTTTGTATCAAGGTAGTTAGTGGTAGTGGGACTACTGATGAACAAATAAATTATTATGATGACAATTATGAATTTAGAGTAGTGAGGTAAAACAATGCCATATAAATCAACAGACGCCGCAGTACAGAGTTCACCTTATTATGGTGCTTATGTAAACGATGAACTCATAGAATTAAGAAATAAAATAAAGTCTGAACAAGCAGACTTTTTGACAAATGAAAACTTCGCAACAACAATTAGTAGAAACTCTGATGGATTTATAGTATCATTTGAAAATCCATTTCAATTTGGAAAAACACAGGGTTCTGCATTTAATTTACTATCAGTTGATTTAGTTGAAACTATATTTTCATCAAAGTTTAGCAAAAAAATAAATAAAGATTTTAATTTCATAGGAGTTGAATAAAAGTCGTGCCTAGATACGGATTAACAGAATCACAAAGACAAAATTATTATTCATTACGAACAACAAAAATTAATAGAGAATATATTGATTATGTTCATTTGTTCGTTTATGACCTTGATGATAACTTAATCAATGAAACACAACTTGATTTTGATTCATTTTTTGACCCAGACCTTGAAGGATTTAGAACTAAACTATCAGTAAATATAGGACAACATTTAAGAGATTTAAATTATAGAGATGGTGAGTTTAGAGTAGAATATAGATTTTATAGAAAAATAGCCGGTGATGAAGGAACATCATATTTTATTGAAATACAAACTGGTGAAGCGTATGAGGGTGATTCAGGAAGTGAACTTGTTAGAACTACTACTGGTATTATAACAAAATACTTCGCACTTAAAAGTGATGGAACCCTAGATTACAGTAGAGAACTAATTCTTTACACAGATGTTTATAATGTATTTGAAGTAAGTCCAGATAGGACAGAATTAATTATTGCCCCTAACGAACAATTTCCAGATGAAGTTAAAGCAAGACTACTAAAAGATTTAAGAAAAATTAATAGTGGTACTTATTTTATACCAAGTAAAATTAGTGATACCATAAAAGATGCTTCAGATATTTTCCCATCAAAAAATACTCTTGAATTACCAAAAACAGATGAATATGATGAAGTGTTCACATCAAATATGGTAGGACAAACTATTGTATTTGAAAACTTTTTTAGAGCAATAGTTCCAGGACACTCAGCAGGATTCTTCTTTCAAGATTGGAAATATTCAACATATGGTGCTAAAATGGGACAAAGAGGAATAGAACAGCAACCAAAAAATTCAGAAATTATTTTAGAAAATAGAGATTGGGGTGATTTTGAAGAATTAGGTCAACAAATGGAATCTGGAATTGCCGGACAGGATAATATTTTAGAACTACCACCAATGTTGATTAATGAACAGGGTTCAAGAGTAGAAGATGAAAATGGAACAACCGCTGACGCATATAATTTTGAAAACTTAACCATATCTAATACAAATGTCGCAGATAATATATCAAATGAAAGTGGATATTATTTAGCACAAGCAGTAAAAAGAAGAGTTGATTCTTTAGAACATCTACCAAAAGATATATGGGTGACTAACACCAAAGGTAGACTACAAAATCCAATACACGAGCAAGAGCAAACTGGTGATGAAGAAAACGATAGTAATTTTTTACATTACGAGCAAGGTATGCACCCTTATGTATATGATGAAAGAGATGATACCGATAATATAGCAATGAACCAATCTGATTTCACGAGAGGTGGAACTTATATTGAACAAATTGGACTTGTTGGTATTGATGTTAATGACCAAACTGATATACCTTTTCAAGGTTATTCAAAATATTGTGATATGAATCCCCTTAAAGTTGCTAGTGATGAATATTTAGTTCACGAAGTTTTAATACCCTTGTTTTGTACAATAACACAAGTAGTTGATGAAACAACAATTAAGTTCAATACTAATCAGATAAAGCAACAATATTATGATTTAAGACACAAAGGATTTAGAATAACTTCACTTGGTAATCACAACAATCCAAATAATTATCAACCAGGTGATATTGAAACTTTTAAAATGTCTGATATTTCTAAAATTCCATTTTATATTGAAAGTGATGCTTACAATGATATCGGACAATATAGAACATATTTAAAAAATAATTTAGACTTTTATCTAGTAACAAACTTAAAACCAAATCCAAGTGGATACGCTATAAAATTACACAAACCACTACTAGATAATGTGGTAGATGTAACAGGAGAAACTCCTTCAGAAGTATCTATTGTTGAAGAAAGACTACAAGATATAAAAGAAAACATAGTCTTAATACCTACACAAGAAGTCAATGATACATTTTTATATCCGGCAAATTTTGATAGTCAATATAATGAGATTAACAATCAACCGACTGCTTTCCAAAGTCAAAATGATATATTAAGTTCTGATACGGAACAAAATAGAGAACTTGAAAGATTACTGGTATCAAGTAGTTTACTTGATGTTCAACCAAATGTAGATTATTCAAAAACCACAACAGATATCTCAACGGAAACTGATGACACTGGTTTTGGTAATTTTATACATTTTTCAAATGCCGAAAGAAGACTTTTAAATTTTAGAAAAAAACTTAGATTAATAGAAAGTTATACAGCCGAAAGTGGTTCACTATCAACCGTAACATCAACTACGGTTGTTACAAAAAGAGAGGACTTATCTAAAAAAAGACAAAGAGTAATTGACTCGTTTACTCCGTATGAAGATTACTTATATTTTGAAAGTTCTTCATTTTCAAGTGCATCCAATGGAATATTCCACGATACATCTTGGCCAAAAACAAACTCATCATCACCATACATATTAGAGCATTCATCAGGTTCAACAGCAGAAACTTGGTTTAATACTATGGTATCAAGTGCGTCTAAATATGACTTTGATAATCAAAATTCTTTAAGAAATACTTTACCAGACCACGTCTCATTAGACACTGAAAATAATGTATATTTAGAATTTATGGATATGGTTGGTGAACAATTTGATGAGACTTGGACTTATGTAAAATCTCTAACTGACATCAACATAAGAGTAAATAATATGTCAGAAGGTATCTCAAAAGATATCGCAAGATATTACTCAG